CTTTTGTTTTTGGATTGAGCTGCACGTTCTTATTGAGGTTTAAAAAATGAAACAATTTCTAAGCAATGCATTTATTAAATTCTGCGTAAAATACACAGGTAAGAGCCAACAGCATTTAGCTAAAAAATGGGGTTTTTATTATTTCTTGACTCGCTCAAAAACCAAAGCCTACTGGCACACTGTTTTCTCTTAATGTCGCAACCTCATGCAAGAAAAAGCGACATGCACATGAGGCGGAGTTGTGCCCGTCAGTTAATTTCCGGGCCATTCAATGAAGATGGTTTTTTGGGATAAAATCTATGAGCAATGAAAAATTTACATGGTGTGTCAATCTGGAAGGCACATCAGCAAACACCTCATTTAATACTCTAAATTCCAGATTCGGTGATGGATACGAGCAGAGTGTATCTGTTGGGATTAATAGCAGAAAAAACTCTTGGTCTGTGAGTAAGACGGGTAAAAAATCTTTAATCACAGAAATTAAAAGTTTTTTTGACCGACACAAGGGGGCTGATTCATTTTTATGGGATGACCCATTTGATGGTGAGATTCGAGTCAAAGCAGGTGAATATTCTTTAACCCCTCTGGGTGCAGATGTTTGGCGAATCTCCACCACCTTCACCCAAACCTTTCAACCTTAACTTCAATCAACTTTATGCCCTCAATTGAGGGCTTTTTTGTGGGCGTAAATTATGGCAATTCAGGAAATTAATGTAAGTACAGGGCCGAACACGGGAAATGGTGATCCGATCCGTGCGGCGTTTATAAAGATCAATCAAAATTTCTCTAACCCGCAACATGCCGCCAGTCGCATGGTGGGCACTCAAGCGGGCAATGTAATGGAGGTTGGTGCGTTCGGGTTTGGCGGTCGTAGTCGTTATTCAAACCCAAACCCAGCATTAATCGCAACTGTAGCCGAACTAGATACTACACAGATGTATCTTTTTGGTGATACGTATGCTGTTGACTATGGAGGCGGACTTGGTTGGAGTGTAGGCGATAAAGCACATTTTCTTATCGGGGGTCAATTTTATGGACAACTTTATCATGTTGTAGTTGCCAATAAATATGCAACTCCTCGCACTGTTGGCTACCACTTAATTCGCACAGCGCAAAATACCGCAGTGGACCCTAATGGCTTTCTCAAAAACGCTTCACCTATCGTTAAGTTTTTCGCAGATAAAGTCGAACTCAACGATGAAGCACAGCAGCAGAATATTGAGTTTGAAAAGCTAGGTGTGGGCGATTATTTAATCAAAGGCTCAAGTGGTTTTGCTCAAGAAGGTTGGTATATCGAAACACCTAAAGATGCAAACGGTAATGTTCTTGTCGCAGTCAAATATCAGCAACTTGAAAGTGGTGACATTCAGGTTAAAACCTTTGCTAAAAAGTTTGATGAAGAAACGGGTGATTTATCAGTCTGCGCTTGCAAGAATTGCCTAAAGTAGAGATGGATCCACTTCCAACATTGACCCCACTAGATTTTCAACCTACCAATCTGGCACAAGCTGTGGCGGAGGCGTTGAAAGATGGCGCTGAACAGTGATTTTCAAAAGCTTTATGTAGACGGCCTGATTACGCTGTTTGAACTCGATGCTCGTACTTTAGGTGCGGGCATTTTACGTTTTCATGGGCATATTTCTTACCAGGACTGGGAGAGGATCTATGCCACTGTAGACAGTACAAACATTACTTCAGACAGCATGCTAGTGAGCGCCGATAAAGTATTTGACAATGGCGATGAAAAAGTCTGGTTTCGAAACATTATTTGGCAGGGTCAGACTTTTGAGCCTATGGCATTGGAAGTGTCTGGCCTAGAAATGCGCTCAGACGGTAAAGCCTCAGCTCCAACCTTGAGTATGGCGAACAATATCGGTGGCATTCAAAACGCTGTGTCGGCTTATTGCTTACAGTTTGGCGACTTTGCAGACACAAAGCTTAAGGTCATTACCACACTGGCTAAATATCTGGATGCTGAAAATTTCTCACAAGGCAATCCTACCGCTTCAAATGAAGCAAAAGAGCAGCTTTGGTATATCGAGCAAAAGACTTCTGAAAATGCGCAGGCAGTGACATTTGAGCTTTCAAACCCAATTGATTTTGAAGGTCGGAAAATACCGGTTCGACAGATTTCCAATTACTGCGCATGGGAATATCGCAGCGAACAATGTGGCTATACAGGCGCAGCCATGTTTACGGACAGGGATGAACCTACTGACAATCCTGCGCTCGACAAGTGCTCAAAAAGAACGAACGGTTGTGAGTGTCGATTTGGTAAGGGTAGCGTCCTGCGCATTGGTGCTTTCCCTGCCAGTTCATTATTTTAGGTGATGTATGAAACTAACCGCAAAACTTAAAAAAGCAATCCAGGCGCATGCTGCCGAGGCTTATCCAGCCGAGTGCTGCGGTGTGATTGTGAATAAAGAATACATCCCATGTCGCAATATTTCAGACAATAAGGATCAGTTTGAAATCCATCATGAAGACTTAGCTAAGGCTGAGGATTTAGGTGAAATCCAAGCCTATGTGCATTCACACCCAAATGCCTCAGCACGAGCATCCGAGATTGATTTAATTCAAATTGAATTGCATGAAAAGCCCTGGGTCATTTGCGCTTATCCAGATATTGAATTTCAGGTGTATGAACCGTGTGGGTATAAAGCGCCTTTGGTTGGTCGCAACTATATCCATGGTGTGCAGGACTGCTATTCCATCGTCCGTGATTTTTATGAGCGCGAACTTGGCATCAAGCTAATTGACTTTGAGCGTCAAGATTTATGGTGGGAATCTAAAGAGAACAAATCACTGTATTTAGATGGCTTTGGTGAGGCGGGTTTTATTGAAGTCGATCAACCGCAATATGGGGATGTATTGCTATGCCGTGTCGGACGTACCGAGCATGTGAATCATGCGGTGATCTGGCTGGGAGATAACGGCATGCTGAAATCTGAACAAGCCGAGCCTTGCATTGGTTCAGCTTTGATTTTACATCATCCATATGGGCGCAAGTCTTGTCGTGAAATCTTTGGTCCACAGTGGCAAGAGAGAGTAGCAAAGGTGGTTCGCTATGCTCAAAAAAATTAGACTTTATGGCATTCTTGCTAAAAAATTCGGTAAAGAATTTCATCTGGCTGTCGATAATACCCGTGAAGCCATGCGCGCCTTATCTGTTCAGGTGCCGGGCTTTGAGCACTTCATGCTACATGCGCATGAACAAGGTTTAGAGTTTGCAGTTTTTCAGGACAAACAGAATATTTCTAAAACTGAACTCGACATGAGCACCAGCGCCAAAGTGATTAAAGTTGTGCCACGTGTAATGGGTGCAGGTGGGGCAGTACAAGCAATTTTAGGTGCTGTGATGATTGCTGCCGCTTTTGTGACTGGTGGTACATCATTGGCTGCTTGGGGTGCACTGCAAGGCGCATTATTTGGCGCGGGTGTTGGTATGATGGTTGGTGGCGTGGCGCAAATGCTGATGCCTAAAGTTGATACTACGCAGGATCAAAACCAAGATGGCAACAAGGCCAACAAGGGCTTTGGTGGTGCTGTTACAACCATTGCTCAAGGCAATCCAGTTCCAGTACTGTACGGTCAGCGCGAAGTCGGCGGCTTTATCGCAAGTGCTGGACAGTATCCAGAAGATTTGATGTAAACACTTAAAAACACAGGCGCAATAAGCGCCTTTTTTATTGTCTAGGGAAATGTATGAATGCAGTAATTAAAGGCGCAAAAGCAGGTGAGCAAAAGGCCAGAAAAGCGGTCATTGCACCAGACTCAGCTCAGTCTATCACTCGCGCCAAAATGCAATATGGCTTGTCTGAGGGTGAGGTTGAAGGTCTGGCCAATGGCCTGCAATCAATCTATCTGGATGATACCCCTTTGCAAAATCCGGCAGGTGGCTGGAACTTCGAGAGAGTTCAGGCTGATTTCCGATACGGCACCAATGATCAGACTTATATCGAAGGCTTTCCGGATATTTCTTCTGAGAGTGCGGTGGGCGTTGAGTTGAAATCAGACTCCCCTTGGGTTCGAGCTATCTCCAATACCGACCTTGATGCTGTGTCAATTCGTTTTAGGTGGGGGCCACTACGCCAACAGAATGCTGAAAATGGCGATGTCAAAGGTATCGTCATTCAGTATGCGATTGACTTGCAAACCGATGGCGGCACTTGGACTGAGGTTTTAAATACTCAGATTTCAGACAAGACATCAAATGATTATAAGCGTCAGCATACTATTCAGCTACCGAAAGCCGATACTGGCTGGACAGTGCGTGTACGTCGCATCACGCCTAATTCAACATCAGAATACATCAGCGACAAGATGTATGTGGATGCGCTGACTGAGGTCATTGATCTAAAACTCAGTTATCCAAATACCGCTTTGCTGGGTCTGCAATATGACGCTGAAACCTTTTCCAATGTGGCTAAAGTTGCAGTTGATTTAAAAGGTATTAAGCTTCAGGTTCCATCAAATTATGACCCTGTTGCGCGTACCTATGCCGGGATGTGGGACGGCACTTTTAAGCGTGCCTATACCAATAACCCAGCATGGATTTATTACGACATTTGCACGTCAAAACGCTATGCCCTGGGTGACCGATTAACTTCAGCAATGCTGGACAAGTGGTCTTTGTATCGCCTGGCGCAATACTGTGACCAGATGGTGAGTGATGGCAAGGGTGGGCAAGAGCCACGATTCACTTGTAATGTGTATCTGCAATCCACTGAAGATGCTTACACCATTTTGAGCAAACTCGCGGGTGTATTCCGTGCAATTTCATATTGGGATGGCAACTCAATTGTTTGTGATGCTGATATTCCACAGGACACCTATTTTACTTACACTCAGGCCAATGTCATTGCCGGCCTGTTTGAGTATGTTGGTAGTCGAGCAAAAGACCGTCACACCGTTGCAAAAGTGGCCTGGGATAATCCGGCAAATCACTATAAGACAGAATATGTTTATGTTCGTGATGAGGCTGCCATTGCAAAACTTGGCGTTCGTATTGCTGAAATTGACGCATGGGGCTGCACCAGTGAAGGACAGGCGCAACGTGCCGGTATTTGGGCACTAAAATCCGAGCAACTGGAAACTCGGACCGTATCTTTTAAAGTTGGTCTTGATGGTTATATTCCTCAGCCGGGTAAAATCATTGAAATTGCAGATGAGATATTTGCAGGTCGCGCTAACGGTGGCCGTGTCTCTAAAGTTTCATCTGACCATAAAACTATCACGCTGGATCGTGACGATGTTGTATGTCGTGCAGGTGATCGACTTGTTGTAAACGGTGAAGATGGTAAAGCGCAAGCACGAATCGTATCATCCGTAAATGGGCGCAATATCACAGTAACTACTGCATTTGATTCTGTTGCTGCGGAAAATGTTTGGGCGGTTGATGCACAAGATTTGAAGACCATGAAGTTTCGCGTCATGAGTATTACCCAGGATGATAAGCATCAGTTTTCAATCACTGCCTTGCAGTACGAATCGGCTAAGTATGATTCAATTGATTTTGGTGCTTTCATTGATGAACGCCCAATTTCAATCATCAATCCAACTGTTCAGGCACCCGTTGAATTTGTGTCAATCACGTCCGAAACTATGGTGCAGCAAGGTTTATCTGTTGGAACCATGATTATTGCTTGGCCACAAGCACAAGGTGCAACCAAGTACCAGGTGGAATGGCGCAAGGATGATGGCACCTGGATTAAGTTACCGATTACCGGAAACAACTCAGCTGAAGTGTCAGGCATTTATGCCGGCAATTACGAAGCTCGGGTGATAGCAATTTCGGCATTTGATATTGCTTCGCTACCAACATATTCCATTTTGACAGCATTGTCAGGCAAACAGGGCTTGCCGCCTGCTTTAGCGAATATATCCGCAACAGGAATTCTATTTGGGTATCGCCTGAACTGGAATTTTCCTGCGGTTGGCGCACTTGATACCGCTTACACAGAAATCGAAATTGCAAGCACAGCCAACGGTGCCAATGCCGCACAACTTGGATTATTTGCATATCCAACAGATACGCACGTAATTCAAGGCATGCAGCCAAATTTAACCTGTTGGTTCCGAGGTCGCCTGATTGACCGAATTGGTAATATTGGTCCGTGGTCTGAGCGAGTAAGCGCAACGACATCAGCAGATGCTTCTGCTGTTCTTGATATTCTGGCCGGCAAAATTGGCGAGACCCAACTACACCAAGATTTGCAAACCAGGATTGATAAGATCGATGCGATTACAGGGCTTGAGGGCGATATTGGGAATTTAAATGACAATATTGCCGCTGTGCAGAATCAGGCAGATCAGATCAGTGATGAGCTTGGCTTGGAGCGTCAGCAACGAGTTGCAGCAATTCAAAACTTAGACGATGGCTTAACGCAAGAGGTTTTAGATCGTAAAAATGGTGAAACTGCAATCTACGGCTATGTGGATACTTACAAGCTAAGCAATGACAAAGCACTTGCAAGCTTTCAGGATAGTCTTAAAGTTGCACTAACTGACTCATCTTTAGCGATTGAAAAAACTCAAGCGTTAGACGGTCGGGTGAAAGTTGCAGAGGATAAAGCTGGTAACGCGCTATTTAACTCTGCAAGTGCTTTGCAGAAAGCCGAAATTGCGATTGATGACACAAAAGCACTATCAAGCTTAGTGACCGAAGTTAAAGCAGTTGCAGAGCAATCAGCAAACACGGCGGATACAGCAGCAGCAGGAGCAGCAAGCGCGCTAGAAAAGGCAACTGCGTCAGCAACAAAGTCAGATGCGAATGCGAACAAAATTGAGGAAATCACCGCTGAGCTTGGCACAAAAGCCAGCACAGGTGCTTTATCTCAGACCGACGCAAAAGTAGCTGAACATGAAGGGAAGATCAGCGCGAATACCACAAAGCTTAATGGTGTTTATGCACGTGTTAATCCACTTACTGCTGACAGCACAGAGCTTACTGCTGACAGCACAAGCAATGAAGCTGTCGCATGGGATTTGCATTCAGCTCAAATTGAAGGGGATATGGCGCAAGCCGAACGTACGGCACAGATTGCTGCCCAGATTGCTCAAAATGATGCTTTATACAAGCAACAAATTAAAGCGAATGCTGATGCTGTTTCTGCAAACGTGAAAGCAACAACCACTCTTCAAACAACTGTTGGTCAAAACACGGCATCAATTCAGGAGGTATCTCAATCAGTCAATGGCTTGTATGCTCAGAAGTACATCAAACTCGACGTAAATGGAAAGGTGGCAGGCTGGGGCGGTGCTAACGATGGCAAAGAGTCTAATTTCATTTTGAACTTTGATTCATTTGCGATTGGTTCAGGGAATAGCACAGGTTATTACCCATTCATTTTCCGCAATACGCCATTCACTGATCCGGTGACAGGTACAGTGTTTCCTGTGTCCGCTTATTTAAAGTCAGCATTTATGGATTATGCGTCTATAGATACAGCACACATTAAGCAGTTGGCAGTTAAGACTGCTCAGATTGATGATTTGGCGGTGACTACTGCGAAGATCGGTGATTTGCAAGTTGATACACTAAAGATTAAGGATAATGCTGTTACGGTGCCGGCAGGTTATACCAACCCAAATAGCGTATCTAAGACCACCAACCGCAGTCCAACTGTTCACACTGGAGGTAACGCGGTACTACTTGACACCTCCGAGTATTTTGGCGAAAATGCCGAATCGAGGCTAGTATAGCTGTAGAGGATTTTGGGGGATCAGTATGGACTTCAGATAATAAAGTAGTAACTAATGGGTTGTCTGGCATGTATGTTGGTATCGTTCTGCTTAGAAATGGAACCCCTATCGGGTATTACAAAACAACAGTAAACAAAACGATTCAGAATCAGGCAGCGTGGTTTAACGGCTCGGTGGATATGCCTATTCACATTGATGATGCTTTTAGTGGGGCTACTACCTATTCCGTTCGTGTTGGATTAAGCTGCTCTATGGCTGGCGGCATCTTAATTTCTAACGTGACTGGTCGTGCCGCGGTAATGCTACAAGCATCAATTGCGGTATTGGAGTTAAAGAAATGACGGTATATGTAAATAAAAATGGCAAAGTCGTCGGGCATGTTCAAGGTACAAGTGAGATCATAGACCTTAAT